CGTAACCATTCATACGGCTTTGATAGTCGCCGCGAAGCAAGCCGTCCAGATTGAATTTGGCGTAGTAAGTCTTCTTCTCTTCGGGAGTAAGGAGTGAGCGCATAATGCTCTGCTCCCAACGGATCACCCAAGGATCAAGCGTGTACTTTACAAACTCTAGGGACTGCTGCTCAATATTTGAAAAACTCGATTTTTCCAGGTCTCCTACCATATGAGGAGGAACTCGGAAAATTCGAGCAATTTCGTTTATTTGAAATTTTCGGGTCTCAAGGAACTGCGCCTGCTCGGGAGAGATGGAAATCGGTGTGTACTTCATTCCTTCTTCCAGGACAGCAACCTTACCCGAATTTGATGAGCCACCGAACTGACTCTGCCAAGCATCACGCACACGGCTTGGGTCTTTGATTGTACCTGGATGCTCAAGGACACCCGAAGGTGCGGCACCATTCGCAAAGAACTTTGCACCGAACTCCTCACAAGCAATCGCCATACCGATAGCGTTCTTGGCCATTGCGATAGGACTGTAGCCAACGAGTCCATCAAATCCAAGACCAGGAATGTGAAGCACATCGGAGGGTTTGAGTATCACCGATGATCCTTTCATTGTGGGTGCTTCCTCGTTTGACCTTTGATACGTGTAATAGAGCTGACCATGTTCATCTCGGTCAACGCTCATCTTGTTTGGCATCAAAGGATACAACGCAATAACCTCATTTTTTCCATTGCGGATAATCTGTGCGTAGGCATTGCCCCAAAGCAGAAGATGTGTCATAAGCGTCTCTCTGAAAACAAAACTTGACATTTCAGGGTTCGGCTCATCGTGAAGCAATAAATAAAGCGGATGGTCGATGGCTTTCTCCTTCCCTCCGCTTTCGGTATATTTGTACAAATGCAACGGCAGTCCCGCAACAGCTTCTGCAAGAATTCTGACACAGGAATAAACGGCCGTCATCTGCATTGCAGAACGTTCGTTTACATACTTACCTGCGGTAGACCCGCCCATAAAGAATGTATACGCACTACCTGCTGTGCTGTTTTGAGGCTTATCTCTGGACTTAAAGAGTCCTGAAAAGATACCCATTTTATTTCCTCCTCTCAAATAAATAATAATCCACGCTGATCGTAGACGCTTTCACTGGTATCATTGCCACAACGGATTGCTCTATCGAGCGCCATAATGGTTGCAACGGCACCATCTATTTTTTCAGTGGACTTTTCCTTGTCGGGCTTGATATTGCCCGCAGGGTCGGTCTTAATAAAAATATTGTCCATCATCCACCGAAGGACTGCGTGGCCGCCGTGAGCAATTCTCTCCCCAAGCACAAGGTTCATAAGCTCCTTAGTGGGAGGCGACATATCCTTGAAACCTTGTCCGAAAGGAACTACCGTGAAGCCCATCCCTTCTAGGTTCTGAACCATCTGCACTGCTCCCCATCGGTCAAAGGCAATCTCCCGAATATTAAACCGTTCACCAAGTCGCTCGATGAATTTCTCGATGTAGCCATAGTGGATAACATTACCTTCTGTGGTTTGCATCAGCCCCTGACGTTCCCAAATATCGTATGGCACGTGGTCTCTTCGGACTCTAAGCTCCATGCAATCCTCGGGAATCCAAAAGTACGGGAGAACGATATATCTATCATCTTCATCGGTGGGCGGAAACACAAGTACCAAAGCAGTAATATCCGTAGTAGACGAAAGGTCCAGCCCGCCGTAGCAGACTCGACCTTCGAGTTCATCTTCATTGACAGCAAAAGCACATTTATCCCACTTCTCCATCGGCATCCATCGTATGGCTTGCTTTACCCATTGATTAAGACGTAATTGTCGGAATGCATTCTCCTCTGCAGGGTTTTGCTTTGCAGATTCACAAGCGGCACGAACCTTGTCAATGCCAACCGTGATGCCGAGTGAAGGGTTTGCTTTCTTCCAGACCTTCGGGTCTGTCCAGTCATCATTTTCATCCGCGCCGTATATAACAGGATAAAATGTGGGGTCAACTTTTCGACCTTCGATGATGTCTTTTGCCTTTTGGTGGGTCTCGTAGCAAATGGATTTTGTATCCGTTCCTGCTGTGGTAATAAGGAAGTACAGAGGTTGCATACGAGCGTCACCAGAGCCTTTTGTCATAACGTCAAAGAGCTTTCGGTTTGGCTGCGTATGTAACTCATCAAATACAACACCGTGTATATTAAAGCCGTGCTTGGAATAAGCCTCGGCGGAAAGAACTTGATAAAAACTGTTTGTGGGAATGTATACGATACGCTTAGTAGCGGTCAGTATTTTTACGCGCTTTGACAGCGCAGGACACATACGAACCATATCAGCGGCTACCTCGAAAACGATAGACGCCTGTTGACGATCCGCAGCACATCCATACACCTCTGCCCTTTCTTCAAAGTCTCCGCAAGTAAGCAATAGTGCTACTGCGGCAGCTAGTTCGGACTTTCCCATTTTCTTAGGGATTTCGATATAAGCAGTGTTGAACTGACGATATCCATTGGGCTTAAGGATTCCGAAAAGGTCACGTATGATTTGCTCTTGCCAATCCAGGAGTTCGAAAGGCTTTCCTGCCCACGTGCCTTTGGTGTGGCACAGGCACTGAATGAAGTTGACCGCATAATCTGCCGCTTCTTGATTATAAGTTGAATCCTTTGCTTTGAATTTCGTAGGCTTATACTTTTTTCTAGTAGCGATAACGGTCCCCTCCTTTCATAGGAATAAAAAAACAGCCCTTTGGCTGTAACGAGGAAAGAGCCTCTCGGCTCAATCCAGGGTTATTAAAACGATGTGTATTCGGTCATTCTTGCCTCACCTTTCGTAATCGTAAAGGTGCAGCCACCGTGAAACTTATCTCCTTCCTTAGCTTTGGGCCCCCACTCAAGTGCTCGGTTGAATGTAATGTCGTGCATCAAGCATCCATCAGCTTTTAGTATCAAAAGGAGGGCTTTCAGATCGCTTGAGGCTCTGCACCGAAATCCGTATTCTTTCGGAATACAATATTCTGCAAAATAAACCATATCATCATTCACCCGTCAAAATGAAATGAACGTAGGCTTTTTTGTTATCTTCCAGAAATGTAACAAGCTCGTAAAGCTCCATCTCAAATGCGATCCGTTGAACTGCAATGGTGTCAAACATATTCGTAAGACCCGTGTCGCGGACTTTGAGGATTTGTTCCTTGATCTGCTCACTCATCATCCTTCACCACCCTGCAAACATCCTCACCATAGACAACTCCGAGACTTGAACCGCAATCCCACTGCACGTGAATTGTACCGATGTCATCGACACCTTTGACCGTGCCGCGGCAACCGGGGACAAGAGTCGTGTTATAAGGATCATTCATTTTAACCAATTCCACACGTGCACCAACGGGATAATGTGCTTTTCTGTTCTCCAGTACCTCTTTTGAAATCTGCCACATATTAGTTTGCCTCCTTTGAAGTTTTGTAAGCCGAGGAGCCCGAAAGGTTCCGAAGCAGGATTTTTCGCATTTCTTTGTACTCTTCACCGATGAAACCAAGGCGAAGGAGGAAGCAACGGAATGCATATTTTTCATTGTCTACTTCCTTTTCCTTCGCGGTGATGCGTTTCTGAGTTCTTGCCATCTCGCAAAGTGCCGTAATGAAATGCATATAGGCGTTAACCTCGTGCATATCACCGTATGGTCTAAACCACGGGAAGTCTACTCGGTTGCCTATACGGATGATCGGAAGTTCCTCTGCGCCAAGCGCCTTTTTTATAAGGGCTCCCTTTGCGCTAACAATTGCTTGCAGGTTTTCAAAGGTTGCATCGTTAATCTCGGATGCGGGAATTTGAATACTGATGCCCGTTGGGTCACCAACTGCTTTTTTCTCAACCTCGTCATCCTCTTCCTCGGTTTGGCTTTGGTCGATGTCGAAGCCTTCATCGTAGATGTGCTCAAGCAAACGCTCGACCACTGCACTGTCAACAAGGTCGCTGAAGCTAAGGCTTCCGTCCTTTTCAACCGTGAAGCGGCCGACTTCGTATGCGAAGGTAGGAGCTCCGCAGTAATGTGCTTCTTCTCCAAGCCATGCTGCAATGGTTTTTACGAGTCTCTTGCGTTCTTCGCCTTTGGCGTGAATGGTAATTGTCATGGTAATGACCTCCTTGTTTTTTGGTATACACATATTAACTCCAAAAAGCTGAAATATCCAGTCATTTTGAAGATATTTATGTGTAGAATACAGGGGCCATTATTCGGTATCAATTTGTGTATAGTACACGATGCCCGACAGTACAAAGAATACGCACGGAAGTGCCACTCCATTGCCCCAAAGCTTATATTCAGCAGAGTCCGAATGCGGGTGTTCGAGCCACCTGCGAATCTGCTTATCGGTTTTGGGTTTGCATCCTCCGATGACGTTGGCGTAGGTTTCCCAAACATCCTTCCAAAAGCGAATATCCTGGATGGCGGGATATTTGTCATCAAGACCGCTGCACCACCAATCCGGGAAGCCTTGAAGCCTTGCACATTCCGTGGGGGTCAAACGGCGCACGGTATAATCGGTTTCAAGAACACCATTATGATGTCCGGGACAGGTTCCGTTTACAAGGGTGTTACCGCAGTCCTCAAGGAAATACTTACCGAGGTCTCGTGCACAGGAAGGATCGAAACCATGAGGAGATACCACCGCGCCCGGTCCTTTGGCAACCATTGTAGGCTGTACCTCCTCGGAGAAGCTCGGTGCGAACTTGGCATTCTTGCCCTGATTGAAGGTATCGCGCCCAACGCCGTAACAAACAGCATTCGGGTCTTTATAATCCCTTGCCATCAGCGTCGGTGACTTCTCTTTTTCCACGTGTGTAAAGCTCCCTGTGGTCATAGCGTAAACCGCATGTCTGTCGATGGTGTTCAGAGTAAAAGATACATCTTCGCTAATGCCATCTCCCTGGGGACCATTTTCGTCCTTACGACCAATCATAGAGCCTTGCAGACAAACGGCAGGTTCACCGCCGTGGGTACAAGTTAGGGTCGGTGCTTTGCCTTCTGTAACGTTACAAGAAGACTTACCGCCACCTTGGTCAACACAAACAATAGCGATGCCGCCTTGATTACAAGAAGGATTACCTCCGTTACCGTCAAGGGTTCGGGAAGTTTCTGCTGCGTAAATACCGCTGTGGGGATTGTCGGATTTCATTGCATTACTGTCCTTGGAACAGATGCCGAAAGGCTGAAGAACACAATTGAAGTTGTCCTTATCAGGCATACGCTGATTGCCACCCGCGTTCTGCTTTGTGAGCGTAGGCGCAATCTGCCCACCGTCCCAGTTCATAATAAGCGGTACATTGCCACCGCCTGTTCCCATTCTTGACGTAAGCGTTTGAATCGCATCTCCATCTTCGAGCTTTACTCTGCCATCTGCGGGATGATTCTCAATGGCAATTGCCGCAGGAACCACTCCTGCACGGAGCGTAGGTGAACGCTCTTCTTCGTAACCGATAGATCTGCTATCAGCGGAATGTTCGGTGCAAAAACCTGCGGATTCCAAAACGCAAGGCGGGTGGTGCGCCTCGGCACGGAGTGTACACGTTACTTCGTCAGTAACATCCATGCGATTGCCACCTTGGTCGTTAAGGACTACACCATTGCGCCCTGTGGACATGCCACAGTTTACACCGAGCGTTGCAGCTTTATTGCTTACGGTTCCGTTGTATCCATCGAGACCGATGCCTGGCGCTCCAGTGCAGTCTTCAAAACCGTTGGCAACTCTTTGCCACGCACGGAAGCTCTCCGCAGAATACCCTGACACGCCTTCGGACTTAAATAATACGTTTCCGGCACTCCTACCTGCAAAATCTGCGGAGAGCTTCC